CTGACACCTGAGAGATAGCGAATGAAAACACTCTCAGGCCATGCTGCTAACACATGTGTCACAAAATGAGCCTTAGCGGGTGTCGCCAACTACGCTAGAAAAAACCCCTCTCGCGCGAACGCGGGAGTGGAAAAATTCACGTAGCCAGCGAAAGTGTGTGACAAACCACACTCTTCGCAGCACCGCGCGTCGCAAGACGGGCTCAACAGACCCCCCACCTTGATGAGATGAGGGCTCTGGCCTGGGTCTTAATCAGGACTTAGGAAGAGAAGAAAGAAGAATTAGGAGGAGAAAAAGAAGTCAACCGTGGGCCATAGATGAAGGCAGGGGCACCAACAAGTTGACTAAAGGTATGGTCGTCCGCCCCCGCTTTGAGTACAAAATAGTCATTGGACTCGCCGAGGAGGTTAGTGATCACCAAATTGCTGACAGAAAAGGTAGAAGAGTCAACAACAAGGTTTTCACTTGGACAGTAGAAAGGGAGAGTCACCTGGATCATAGAGTTTAGTCTGGTATCAACGAAATGAGAGGCCGCATTGTTATCGAAAACATACGACCCTTCCGCATTATCCAAATTAACTCCATTCTCCGTGGTGATAATAGTAGGGGCTTCATTCAAGGTCACCAACTTATACGACACCCCACCATGAGTAAAACGATATAGATACGAGATCACATCGATGATACTCTGGCGGAGAGACGTATCAGTGGTAAATGATATCCCCGGGAGTGTCACGTCAACACCTGAAACGATATCGACAGGAGAGCCACGCCGGCAAAGCAATCGAAGAGAATCGACAACCTCACCCATCGTGGTTGTTAGCGAAGATGAATCAGAGCCACCAAAATCCGTGCCCATCTGTGTAGTTATCCTTTCAACAAGAGGCTTGTTGATTAGAAGGGAAACCGTATCGAGACCTTTGACAGTCGCGGTTTGTTTTCCCGTCACAGAAGCTGCGCGAAGATCGATGGATGCTCCACCCGAATATTCGAGAATGACATTGCCTGCAAAAGCAACCGATAACGGTTCAACTACAAGCACGTCCTCTCCAACATTGGCTACAACCACCTCAGTTCCTGGTTGGAATTCCACAATATCACCGTCAGAGACAGTAATAATATTGAAAGACCCGTTAGGTTCTGAGCCGGGATCAATAGGGTAATCAGAGTAGAGTTTCACATCTGTCTTAGTTGGAAATGACAAAAATGTGTACTCACCCTGTGGTATCACCTTACCGACCACCGAAATGAGGAAGTCATCACTCTTGATGCCTACCAACGGAAAGCTACGACCGCCACTGTCAGAAACAACAGCAACAGTCTCTCCGTCATTCACTACCCCACAACAGACACGAGTGTCTGTAGTGAGGGTGAATTTATCGCCATCTTGGAGCGTATGCGAGAAGAATGCAGGGTCACCTTTGGGGTCACTGGGGTACGAGTACCCAACAGCAGCCTTACACAGTGCACCCGGCTCCGCAACTTCCAGGTGAGGCCATGACACCCACGGGTACATCTGTACACTCTGGTTAACCGTCTGAGCAGCAATAAATTGCGAAAGAACAGAAATGACGATTTTACCAGCAGCGCACCCTTGAGTGTAGCCGGAAAGAGCAGGGTCGAAAGTCTGCAACCATTTATTCCGAATAACAGAGGGGAAAGAAACGTCTATACCTTCCTCACCGACGGTAGAAATGTCGATGATTTGGGACAAGACTTCCTCAACCGGTGCTACACCATTCACAGCATTACCATATGGGAAATATTGCACAAGCAATCTACCCTGGTGAAACTGTGTCTTAGCAAAGCGAAGGTTAAGGTTCATCTCACCTCTCCACCACGCGAAAAGGGCGGCAGCATAACTAACTGGAGGGGCAAACAACGTTCTATAACCGCTGTAGATCTTACCATAGGTGGCAAAATTAACTGGAGAGATTGGAAACTCAGCGATGACCTGACCGGGAAGATCAGGAGCATCTCCAGCCGAGATGTCATATCGGCCAATGCAAAACGGACGTCTTGCAAGGGTCGCTATAGCCATCTCATCATTCTGCGTCACCACAGCAGCAGCGGGGTCTATCATGTTGTTCGGCAACATCGAAAGACAGAGACCTGAATCAAAGCCGATTCCATGAGTATAACCTTTACCAGGTATATTCTCGTATGGATGGACTTTCTCCAGGTCTCTGTCTTTCGAAAAGCCGAAGAGAGATGCCACTCCTGACACTGCATCAGCAAGCCAGGAAACAGGTTTGGTGATAGTCTGAAGGATGGGGACTGCCTCCCCCACAGCACCAGCTACGGAGCCTATTGTATCAGCAACATCAGTTACAATGCCACGGGATGAAGATTGCTCTTCAGTACCCGCCTGTGTTCTGATGCGTGGTTCATAGGACTTATGTACCAACTGCTTAATATTTCGCGCCTTACAGCGGTCGATTTCAGCAAATGGATACTCATTGTCTTCTAAAACGAAGACAACATCCGCAATCTGATCTGTGGGAGTGGAAGTCACCACCACGTACACCCACCATGCATTAGCTTCGGAGTCGAGAAACTCCTTAGCAGGAAACACACGATGAGTGTACACTCCAGACTCGTCACCTAGCTGCGTCCTAACTCGAGAAGAAGAAGGAGGAGGAGAGAGAGGGGCATGGCCATAGAGTTTGACATTTACGAGACGCGCAAAGATAGAGTACGACGCCTTTTCAACATCATCAGGACCACGCAAAGGAGAGAGGATTGAGAGACGAACGGAGTTAAGTTTGTTCGCCTCCCGAGGGTTGAAGACCTGAAATTCGCTCGTGTACGGGATGGAAAGAGTAACCGAGCGAGAGTCGTTCTGCAGATTCAATTCCACACCGGGAGCCGAAGTAATGGATCTAAGATGCTCAGTGATGCTAGCACGGACTGTACTAGTTTGTTCACTGTTCATTTTATTCCACAACCAGAGGGCCCCCTGCTGGAACGGATTGCTTTGGACCCGAACAGTGATCTCGTAGTCAGCAGACATAAAAGCTATATTTGCTAACTTGGCACTCATAAAGTCTGACCCCTGCACAATGTCGTCTGGCAACACAACTTGATCCATAAAAGGCTGGTCAAATTTCTTCCCGATAGAGATTTCGGGAATAGTAAGACCAATCTGAGGAGTATTAGAAGTCCAGATCCCGCGGCTGACTAGAACGGAGCGTTCTAGAGATTCCACGAGAGCTTGGTCTTGGACCTCATACAAGTTATGTGTTACATTTTCGGACAAATGTACATTCTGGTCAGATTTAGGAATGTCGTTAAAACGAGCCACTGAACCTTCAGGGAGGAGGGCTGGAAGAGTAACCGGCACCATAGAGTTAGTAGAAGGAGGAGGAGAAGTAGAGGAAGAAGGAGAAGAAGAAGTAGGAGCAGGTTAGTTTTACACTCCACCACGCAAGCGTGGCTGCCGTAGTAACCCAACTAGGCTGGAGCGGTCCTCTGACACGTGTTTAGGGGGCTGCCCAAGGCACACGCACGCTAAATAGCAAGCCAAAGTACACAAAGCGATACGGACAGTAGTTGTCTGAGGAGTAGTTATGCCCGTTGCGTAACCAATGTGTACCAGGAAAGGAAGGAGAGAAAGGAAAGAGGAAATGTCACATACCTCTTTAGTAAGTGCAGTGATTTTCGCAAAGTGAAATTCATGACACTGGAGGGTCACCACGAGGTCTTATAGGCTTTGCCTCAGGATCGTCGCCAGTTCTTGGGGAATTTTACACTGTCATTGTTGCTGACAGATTCCTTGCTTGTCAAGTGACATCACAGAGCGAAATTGCCGCCAAAGGTCCGAAAACCTCTAGCGGTACCATATCAAGGTTGTTTAGCACAAACTTCAGAGGGAGTTCAGAGGTCTACACCTCCATGAGTTGGGCGAGTAGAAGCTTATCAGATGCTTCACCACGCCCCTGCTGATGACGGATGAATTGCTCACATTCATTGTAGTGTAGCAATGCATCGCCATATCCAGCAGTTCGACAGGCCTTGCGCACGGTAGCGCAGAACTGTTCGAAATACTCACGGCTGTGTAAAGAAGCCTCAAAACTTGCGGTACGAGTGACCTGTACCAGGGCCTCTTGAGCATCAAGATTTTTACGAGTCCACATAATCATGTCCTCGATAGTCTCTTTACTCAGAGGCGCAATCCACATTCCATCACGTAGGACAAAGTGTCGCTTAAGAAACGTGACTTCGTGTAGACTGCGGAAAGGAGGGGGAGAGCCGGACTTGGTCTCATCCGTGTACGTATGTCCTGTGATGGCCATAGCCTCAGTGATAGTCAACTGGTTATACCAATCTTTAACACTGGGAGAAATAGCACAGATAGAATCATCACCATAGAACACACATGCCACGTTTGATCGAAATCCGGAGAGGGTGAGAGGGGCCTCCATACGTTCCAGCAACAGCAAATAGCAGTAGCGGAAAATCAGCATGTTGTATATGCAGTTGATCATAGTAGTCAGAGGGTTTCCTGAGGGCTGAGAATGGTTAAGTTGAATCACATGGTCGTCAATGAGCCATGAAGCATTGAATAAATACTCCATAAGGGTAGCTCGAATCATACCATTATCATCATCATACCAATCAGTCACAATCTCAGCAACTCGACAGAGAAGCTGAGAGTTCAAGGAACCATCAAAATTACTAAAATCACCTGCAATCACGTGTGGGGACACGTTTCGCAACCGCTGAACAATCCGCGACCAATCTGCTGAATACACATTGGTGCCTAAACCGATCTCATTGGTTATACGGTTCACCATGATATGCTCCATGTAGGTGCCAAAGTAACGGCGAATAGCCAAAGCCAAGCCTTGATTGGAAGCAGCAAAGACACGAGTCTTTTTTGCAGCCAGCTTGTCTAAGGTTCTTCGTTCGTCCTTTAGCGTTGCTTGAAATATGCCAAGTTCAACATCAACAATGCCTCGAGAGGCCTTGTCAATTATGTCCTCGACATGTTCAAGCAATTCTACATTGGAGACGTCATACTCTTGATCCCCCAACCATGTTTTCTTACCGGGTTTCCCTGGAGCCTTACGCAGGCTATAGGGGTAACCGGCAGAGGTAGCACGATTGAGAGGGTTCACATACTCTCGCCCTTCGAGTCCAGTAATGGACTCAGCATGGGTGAGAATACGCTTATCTTCCTGGTTAATACCAGGTTGATTGAGAGTACGAATAACATCATGAACACATATATCAATGAGATCTTCCCGAAGGACCTTTGTATTCTGCACAACCTTGAGAGAATTCTTGAGCAAGAGATTCTCCTTATGGTCATACAGAACAGCAGGGCCCTTCCGGATAGGATAGACACCATGTATAGGGCTGGGACGTATTTCGGTCTTGGAGGGTTGGGGCGCACGCTGCACTTTGCCAATTGGGATGGAGTTTGGCAAAGGGGAAACTGCAGCGTCCGTGTGAGGATATACAGTAGTGACTGTAGCACACTGCGTCCTAGGTGTAATGCGCAAATCTTCCTGCGTAACGATTTGTGAAAATCCCCTTCCTGAACAACCTGCGGTATGCAAAGACATAATCTTCGCACGAGAGCAAGGGTTGAACAGGATGTAGGGAGATCCACAGTCACCGTCAACAGACTGAATTGCACACTCCATTCCAGAACGAGTGTAGTACACTCGACCACTGTAATCATCATCCGCCGCCTTAACGTCGAAGACGTCAATTAAGCGGGCACTCGAATCACGGGGGATTAGAAGAGGGGGAGAAAGTCCCACCTTGAGTCGAGTGGAAGAAAACATCCTCAGGTCGCCATTGCTGACAAGACCTTTAAGGGAGGATAGTTCAGAGGAAAGAGGAAAATAGGAAGTGATGTCGGGAGCAGCTATGACTGAAGCGCCAAGCTCGAGAATGACAAGATCACACGCCTCCCCATTTCTAGTCACCGGGTGGGTGGCTAGAATGGGGACAGGGACGCGTGTCTGCTGGGGGTCAGCGTAACGTTCAATTTCTAGATTATTATCTAACTTATCAACGAAATGCTGCACCGTCAACAGACAGCGTCCACGTATGAAAATGCCATGCACGAACATGGGCGTTCCAGGGATGTAACAACGAACCATATTCTTAGAAAGGAGTTTCTGAGAGGTCTGGGTCGCGTTCCAATCCATGGAAGCTTCAGTACATAAGTCAGTCCAGGTAGGAGTATAGGACTTCGCCTCCACACGCCGAGCACGAGGTTGAACATCTTGATGAGATTCAACAACTTGCTCGACACGTCGAGGCAAAACCCTAGCGTCTTGATGGGATTCAACACGCCTTTGGACTAACCTTGCGTCCTGATGTGATTCAGGTACACACGATTCAAGCGGCTCACCGAGAATGAAGCCGTGATCAACACCACGCTCTACAACAAAATCTTCTGAAAGAAGAGATTTAGAGAACGCGGTGTTGACCTCGACTCCACATTTCTCGGCAGCAGCAAGAATTGCGATACCTGCACGTCGGACATCACGGGGTTTGAAGAAAAGAGAACCATCAGTACGGGTTGTCAAATTCATGCACACGTTGGCAGTGCGAATCTGTTTACACAGACTGCAACCAACCATGCACGTCTTTGTACAAACCACCACTGAGGCAGGAGCACCCTCTTTAAGGGCTTTCTGGATCCGACAACCTTTCGACCATAAAATGGCCGAAGTGGTCGCGATTCCAGCAGCACCAATAAAGAGAGCGATCATGCCCCAATGGTTACTAATGAATTCCCTCAACTTCTGGAAGGGGGAGAGGGAGACGAGCTTGCTGTATAGAGAGGAGACAGTTTTTACAGCACGCTCACGGAGAGAGGGAGCCCACTCGAACGTCTCAACATTATGCGCGAAGCTACTTTCCGTCAACATACCACAGATTTCAGAAATCCGGGTATATGACGGAACGTATTCCGCGCAATCAACACCAGCGGCAAGAGTGTAAGTCTTACCGTCAGCAATGTTGAAACAATCCAAGTAAGCATCGGTAGAGAAATGAGGAAGGAAGGGGGGAAGGTAGATGGTATCAGGGAGAGGATTAGAAGGGGCGACAGGAGAAATGTCAGACCCCTGCTGAGTGAGAGGAGAAATGTGAGAGAGATCCTCAGGAAGGGAGGGGATGGGAGGGTCCACCTTATCAGCATGCGCTTTCTGTTTCATCTCATAGAGATCAAACATAAAATCACGCAAATGTTCAAAGGTGTAATCGATATATTCTTCGAGCCTATTGTGACGAGAGAGAGTAATGTCACAGAGATAGACTCTAGAATCAGGGGTGACAACAAAAGTATTATCACGCAGAGCAGCGTGAAGATCCTCTTGCGTCTTCCCTGGGTTCTGAGCGAGCCATACCAATTTGGGACACACCATAAGCATAGGATTCCCAGCAGCGTCTGTCCGACCACTGTCCACGGCAAACTGACGATTCAGCTTGACGTGAACTTTGAGGTCGAACCTACGCTGCAAGGCTTCCACGCAATGGATGGATTTGGGTTGAGGATCGGGGACATTAGTGGTGGCAAGGACGAAGGAAGGACGAGCATACATAGAGCCCTTGTCAGCCACTGCGGACATATGCAGTTGGTAGCTCTCGCTATTCGCCAGACGGATTATCTCCATAAACTCGGGGTTTGGTTTAGCTGTTGTATCTACAATTTGGAATGCATCATCATATAGAAAGATTCTACTTGACAGTTGCACTCCATCCCAATATTCATTCTCTGACTTGCGTGAGAACACAAGATCAGACAACTTTATATCGGGGTAGTACTTAGAGCGAATTGCTTCTTGAAGCAACTTGCTCATTTCAGTTTTACCACACCCAGCGGGTCCATGGAGCATTACCGTTACTGGCGGAACGCGATAGCCACTACCACACGAAAGGTAGAGATTTGCCTTTTCAATCACGCCTTTCATCAAGGATCTGTTTTCCTTGAGACGAGCACATACATCACGGTGTTGGAGAGCGATGGCTTTATCAATATACCGATCTAATAATAGACCGGCATCTCGAACAAGCTCACACGCTGCTGAGTTAGTACCCAGCAACATGTTAACATCGATCTCACCATGAAAATATGTGCACACCTCAAGAAGGTCTTTGAGACGAGGATATTGACGCTCAATATCACACTCTGCTCTAGTTTTACCATAGAGCAGGATGCAACATTGATTATCAACAAAGTCGTATATTCCAAAGAACAGGTCCTTAAATGAACGGACACCTACTAGAGCCCGGCCCACGAGGGAGCTTTGCACTAATAGGGAATTGAAAGTGGCGGAAGAAAAGTCCTTGATACCAAGGCACACAACACACACAAAGGAAAGGATGGCAGAAAGAGCGACCAGAACAGTTTTACCTGACTGATCAAAGAAACCTCCAAGCGTTTCACGCACTGTGTCAAGACACTCCGTACCAATCTGCGTTTCAACATGATCACCAGCTATGAGAGAAGAGTATAGCTGACGAAGAGCTGAAATATGAGGCAGAAAGAAAGAGTGCCTTAACCCAAATGCGGTCAAAGCCTGAAGGATAGGAGAGAAGGAACGTTGTAGTAGAGAAAAGATGAAAGCAGTCAACAAATCTTTCAGCAAACCCACAGTGTCCACGTCACAACCTGGTAACCAGGATTGTAACTTAGACACTATGGATTCACATCCATCAATAATTGACTGGACTTTCGGAAGGAAGGAATTCACACCATCGAGGGTCTTAGAAGCAGAACGGGACAATTCAGACAACTTGCAATTGGAGATATCGACAAGCTGCTTGACGTCCTTATTCCGATCTTCGACAACCTCGTTGATATGAGAGAGAGTAGCCTGGCCTGCAAGAGCAGTCTCGGAGAAAAGCTTCACGGCATCGTTTACTGGTCCCAGCATCTGGGTGCGTATAGCACCAGGGGCAAATGCTGGATGGGCAGCAAAGAATGCACGTGCAGCGTCCTTTTTGGCCTTAGCGAGAGAATCGCCAAAGCCAACATAGGACCGAGATGCGACATGCAGGACAGCCTTACGAGAGTAGGGCATCTCATCCATGGGGGCAGAGGTATCCCAAGAGAAATTGGGAATCTTGCCCTTCTGAACGAGAGCCTGAAGGTAGGAAAGGATGTTAGGGATGTCACGTGCAGCGTCTCGAGAGAGGCGATACGACACACATTGACAACGACAGAAACTAGAACTACCACAACAGGGAAAAATACCATCCATATGGACAGAGGGAGGAGGAAAACATTCAAGGGGACAACACTTAGAACGGGAGGAGGAAGAAGAAGGGGAGGACGAACACTGAGGATATAAACGCGCATGTTCAGCGATAGGATCATCATTGGCTTCCCAACCAAAGATATATCCATTACACTTAACACAAGCGAAAACATCCAAAATGCCCGTATAGTGGAGGTGGGTGTCGGGGATGACAGATTGTCCGAAAGAATGATAGGTAGGAGGAAAAGAGAAGGGGTACTTCTCACCCAGGCGATGATGCTTCGCCGCTATACACATTTTACATACAGAATTGTACTTCAAATGATGTCCAGCGACAAGAGCACCAGGTCTAGGCGAAAAGCACTCGGTAGAGAAGACAGAGCAAAGGTCACATGTAGAGGAGGAAACGACAAGATTGGCGGGGTCGAAGAAATCACCCATTTGGGTCACTACACGATCTAGGCATTGGGACGAGCGTGTAGGGAAAGGACGGGGATGAAAAGGAAGAAGTTTAGAATACATGACATTCACAAAGTCGGAGAAGGAGGGGACATACTTGTAGACGGTGGAGAAAGAGCGCCGACTACCAGCAATTTTGGGGGAGGAAATAGCATGAGTACCCTTAATACAAGCGGAGGAGAGGTTGCGTTTGCGGGAGACGAGAGGAGCGTGAGCAGAAGGCATGGTGAACTTGTAATAATTGTACTGCATAAAGGAGAGAAAAGAGGTAAAAGGTGAGAACCTAATGTGTTGACAACATGGGAGGGCTATAGCTTCTCAACTAGCCGACCTAAACAATTCTCAAAACATCAATGATAACACTGCGGATTCGACATAAGGTCTATCCACCACTAACCAGTTCCCTGGCCACAATTCTACTGTGGTGAGGTCAGTTTAGTGTTTATGCTTCGTCATGAGAGGTCAAGAGATTTGGGCGGTTGTCAAGCCACCTAGTGATTATACGATATCACGTCAAACGTGTAGTAGGATACAAGCCGTCACTATCAATCTAACAAAGTAATCAAAAACAGATGTATATCCTATTTCCGCGAAGAGGTTTTTACACCTCGAACGTACTATAGGCATCTGAATCTTCATACAATGAAAGAAATCAAGTCCAGTGATTTAACGAATCTTCACTCGGGATAAGAGATAGATATCCACTATAAAAGTTACTTTTAATGAGGTCGCTAATAAAACTCAGTTAGTTACTTTTAACGTCGTCACTAACAAAAGACGTACACATTTAAACAAAAAGAAAAATAAAGAATATAGAACCAGCTGTCATGCAAGCGAGGCTGTAACGAACTCTTAAAAGAGCGGGTTAAGCCGGGGTTGCAATTGGGAGGACTTTTAACTATATACCGTGCGTGGTGTGTAAACCAC